TTAATTTAGAGAGATTTATTCACGAATTAAAACATGCTAAAACTAACTTTGATGAACGTTGTAGCTTGATGCAGAAGTGGGCAAACATACCTTTAAATGTTAGAGGTAAGGATTTCTTACAGAAACTCATCAAGTCCGAAAGACTTGCAGATAAAATGTATCAACTAGCTAGTGCAGAGATACATAAGAGAGGTAAGAATGTATTTGCTCTTTACTCTGCATTTACAAACTATGCATCTTATGCAGATGAGAGAAATGGTTTTAACATTCGTAATACAGGCAAAGATACTCAAACTGAAACCATGTGGAAACGTGAGCAGGAAGTTGCTAAGTGGGTTTCTTCACCTGAATTTAAATCACTTTTGGCAGCCTAATGAAAGTAGAAGATTTATTACAGGAATATTATTTATCGTTTGAATACAATAACTTACGAGAAGAAACTAAAGCACAATATAAATACTTTTTGGGTATAGTTTGTTCAACAAGTGTGGTTGATGGCAAAGAGTTAGGCAGTTATAAACTGTCTAGCTTGACCACAAAACTAGCAAAGTTATCGTATAACAAATGGTGTGATAGAGGAGTATCTTTTGCAAATCATCTCATGTCAGTTATCCGAGTATTATTAAATTATGGCATACATATGGAACATTGTGTCATAAATCCGTTTAGTAATATTAAAAGACGTGTCGTTGCACATAGAAAAGTTGTTTGGACAAAAGAAAATGTAACAGACTTTTTAGATGTAGCATATTCTGATTTTAAAACACGTAGCGTAGGTCTTATAGCACATATGGCATACGAATGGTGTCAAAGATTAGGTGATATGCGTTTACTGCAATGGTCTAATTTAGATTTATCTGAACAAAGAATGCATATAGAACAATCTAAACGTAGAGCAGAGGTATTTTTACCTATTGGCGATAGTTTAGGTGAGATGTTAGTCCAACAGAAAGAAGATTATGGCTTTCAGAAGTATGTAGCACCTCGCCCAAGACCATTTAAGGGTGTCTACAAGCCTTATTCTCTTACTAAACTTCCAATCATAGCTAGAAGAATTATGTCCTCTGCAGGACTCTCTAATGAGCTACGATTGAGTGACTTACGAAGAACAGGTACAGTTGAAATGGTAGATGCAGGAGTATCTATGGGTAATATTATGTCTGTTACAGGTCATGCTAATCCACAATCGGTTAAACCTTACATGAAAAATACATTTGCTAGTGCTAATTTAGCATTACAAACTCGTAAGGGGTTGACGGATAATAAAAGTCATGTTACAAGCATGGTATATGCCGACAAGGAAGGATACATATAAATATGATTAATATATATAATTATGTTAAACAATTAAATGTAGACAATGGTGAAACTAAAAGATTAAATTGTCCTATGTGTAATTCGTATAAAACATTTTCTGTAACGAATAACATGGGTTCTTTACTTTGGAATTGCTATAAGGCATCTTGTAATACAAAAGGCACGACACGAGTGCATCTATCCGTAGATGATATTCGTAACTTTAATAAAAAGTCACAAGTTGTGACATCATTTGAAATGCCTGAATATATACTGCCTTACAAGAATGAGGTGCGTGATTGGTGTACAAAGTGGGGGTTAGACCCTGATGCTTTGGATATGCACTATGACGTAAAGGAGCACAGGGCAGTCTTTCCAATAAAAAGTGAGGGAAGGATTGTTGATGCTACAGGCAGGTCTATGTATAACAAAATTCCGAAGTGGAAACGTTATGGAGCATCAGACTTGCCATTCTCATTTGGTTGTGGTAGTATCTCAGTTGTAGTTGAGGATTGCATCAGTGCAGGAGTTGTGGGTAGTGATGTTTATGTTGGGGTAGCTGTGTTGGGAACATCATTAAGCGAATCACATAAAAACTTTCTGTCGCAGTTCTCAACTACTATCATAGCACTTGACCCTGATGCCCTACCAAAAACATTATCATTTGCTAAAGACTTGCGTTCTTATGTCAAGAATGTAAGAATACTAAAACTAAAAGATGACATAAAGTATAAATTAAAAGAGGATATGTATAATTTAAATAAGTTAACCCCAAAGGAGACACAGTTATGGAATTAGCACTAATAAGAAGTTTGATGGACAAAGAGTTCTATGATGACCATCGTGGAGCACGATGTCCTGACAGATTGTTTAGTAAAGACACGAGAAAAATAAAACAATCTATTGATACTGCAATGAACAGGTATGAGAGAACTGTTACACCTGATGAGATTGAGGCTCTGTTTATGGCAAACAACCCTACACTCACTACTGCACAGAAACAGGCATACTCTAGTTTATTTAAGCAGATTAAGAGGGAGCAGATGTTAGGAGAAGACGTTGCTCAAGAAGTATTATCAAAATTATTTCAACAAGTGGTTGGCGAAGACATTGCTAATATAGGCTTTGATTATGTTAATGGGTCTCACTCTTCATTAGAACCCATTCGTAATATAATAGAGATGTATGGGGATGACTTCACACCAAATTTAAATGTGGAGTGGGATGACATGGAAATAGATACACTATTAGCAAAAAATGATTTAGAGGCTCGTTGGTCATTCAACGTTCCTGCTTTGACAAGGCAAATTGATGGCATAAACTCAGGTCATCTTATTGAGGTGGGTGCACGACCAAACACAGGTAAGACTAGCTTTCATGCAAGTATGATTGCAGGTCCTGATGGTTTAGCAAAGCAGGGTGCATCCTGCATCATCTTATGTAATGAGGAAGGAAGTCATAGAGTGGGTGCTAGGTATCTTACTGCATCAACAGGTATGACAATGAAAGAGATAAGACTTGAGCCTTCTCGTGCTAGGGATTTATATGCACCTGTAAAAGAAAACATTAAGATAAAAGATGCAACAGGTAGAGACATGTCATGGGTTGAGAGTGTGTGTAAATCGTATAAACCTGACATAGTTGTATTAGACATGGGGGATAAGTTTGCACGAACAGGTGGTTTTGCACGAACTGATGAGGCATTGAAAGCTAATGCAGTTCATGCTCGTATGATTGCTAAAGAACATAAGTGTGCCATGTTTTATATGTCACAGTTATCTGCCGATGCAGAGGGTAAGGTTTTACTCAATCAGAGTATGATGGAAGGAAGTAGAACAGGTAAGGCAGCAGAAGCCGATTTAATGATTTTAATTGCAAAGAACCCACCACGACAAGATGACGTAGAGGAAGATTTGCAGAGACACTTAAATGTTGTAAAGAATAAGTTGACAGGATGGCATGGGGTTGTTCACTGCAATCTTAATTATAAGGTTGGAAGATATGAAGTTTGACAAAGAGGTAAAGACCTGCTATATATACTAGAACAGAAGGAAATATTTAATGAAATTAACGATTGATATAGAAAATACAGTTACAAAAAAAGATGGTAAGATGCATCTTGACCCCTATGAACCTACTAATAAACTAGTTATGGTTGGGTGCTTATCGGATAAAGGAGATATGCATTTATTTAGAGATAACTTTGATGGTGTTCAAGAACTATTAGATAATGCTACTATTCTTATAGGACATAACATAGCCTATGATTTAATGTGGTTGTGGGAGTGTGGTTTTAAATACAGTGGTGTAGTCTTTGATACTATGTTAGCAGAGTATGTTATACAGAGAGGGGTAAAACAACCCTTATCTTTAGAAGCATGTGCAAATAGGTATGAACTAGATACGAAGAAACAGGATACATTAAAAGAGTATTTTGCAAAAGGTATGGGTGTTGATGAGATACCTGCTCAAGAGTTGTCAGAGTATCTTGAAGCCGATTTAAGAGCTACGCAGGAATTATCAGATACTTTGTATAGAAAACTAAATACGATAGATTATGCTAGTCTCATGCCAACAGTATTACTAACCAATAAAGTTTGCATATCATTAGCACGAATATATAGAAATGGATTTAAGGTTGATTTAGACAAGCTAGAAGAAGTTAGAAAAGAGTTTGAAACAGAAAAGCTAGACATTGAAAAGAGATTAAAGCATCAAGTTATTAATTTAATGGGTGATACACCTATTAATTTAAACAGTCCTGAACAGATGTCTTGGGTTATCTATAGCCGAAAGCCTAAAGATAAAACAATGTGGGCAAATAACTTTCAACCTTATATGGGTAAAGATGAGTATAAAACAAAAGTTAAAGACTATTCAGAGTTAATGTATAAAACAACTGCAGTAAAATGTAAGTCTTGTTCAGGAGAAGGATATATAAGAAAGGTAAAGAAAGATGGAAATTATTATTCTAAGCAAAGCCGATGTGTTGATTGTAATACTTATGGCTACTCTTTTGTTCCTACCAATAGAATAGCAGGGTTAAAGTTCTCTGCACCTAATGCTAAGTGGATAAGTGCTCATGGTTTTACAATAAACAAAACATACTTAGAAACACTAAGAACTTTTGCTCAGAAGAGTAAGATGACCGATGCTGTCAATTTTTTGACAGACTTACAACGTTTATCGGCTTTAGATACATACCTTTCATCATTTGTTGATGGTATAAAACACTATGTTAAAACAGACAACATGCTTCATGTCCGTTTACTACAACATAGAACTGCTACAGGAAGATTTAGTGGAGCAGACCCTAACATGCAGAATATGCCTAGAGGTGGTACATTCCCTGTAAAGAAGGTGTTTGTTTCTCGTTGGGATGGTGGCAGAATATTAGAAGCCGACTTTGCTCAGTTAGAGTTTAGAACTGCAGCGTATCTATCGCAAGATAAAATAGCTATAAAGGAGATTGAAAATGGATTTGACGTGCATGGTTATACTGCTCGTGTCATTAGCGATTCTGGTGAGCATACTACTCGTCAGGAAGCGAAGGCACACACGTTTGCTCCCCTATACGGAGCGACAGGATTTGGGAGAACACCTGCTCAAGCTACATATTATAAACAGTTCACCGAAAAATACAAAGGGATTGGGTTATGGCATTCCAAATTGGCTACGGAAGCTCTAAAAACAAAGATGATAACAACACCATCAGGTAGACAATTTTCTTTTCCTGATGTTGAGAGAAAGAGAAATGGTTCGGTATCGTACTTTACACAGATAAAGAATTATCCTGTGCAGAGTTTTGCAACTGCCGATATTGTGCCTCTCGTGTTAATACATATAGAAAAAAGATTAGAGCCTCTTAATTCGTGTATTGTAAATACTGTTCACGACAGTATTGTGATTGATGTTCACCCTGATGAATACAACGATGTTGTTTTTATTTTAAAACAAATAAATAGTGATTTACAAAATATAATACAAAATAAATTTAGTATTACGTTTAATGTGCCTTTACTACTAGAGGCAAAAATAGGTTATAATTGGCTTGACACGAAAGATGTTACGTGATATAACTAGGATTCTTTTGAAAGGAGAAAATTAAATATGAATGAATTAGTAACTATAAATACAGAAAATTATGCAACAATGGCAAAGGCAATGGGTTTGCCTACCACTAATGCAGAAAGAAAAACAAACTCTCTAAATCGTTTTAGAATTTGGCATTCACCTATACTTGGTGAGGAGAAAGTTCTAGTTAAAGGGGGTATGTATAGATTAGAAATTGTTGGAGAACAGCCTATGTTTTACTTTGCAAGTAAGGTAAGGTTCAGACCCTTTTTACAGAGATTTATGTATAAAAGGTATGTTCAAAACCCTAAAGCAAAAGAGGGCGAAAAACGAGGAGACTACATTAAAACTATAATGGCAGATAATTTAAATATAGATTTAAAGGATACTGCAGGAACGTTTAATTGTGGTAAACCTGCAGGTTATGTAGAAGATTATCAGGCATTACCTGAAGCTACAAAGACTTTAATCAAAGCTACAAAAAGAAATAGAGTTGTCTTTGGTATTGTAGAACTTATCAAACCTGTTAAATCCACTGATGGTAATGAGGTAGAAGAGATTGAAAAGTTTCCTGTTATTTGGGAGATAGATAACAGAGATGCTTATAAATCCGTAGGTAATGTCTTCTCTAAATTTGCTAAGATGGAAAGGCTTCCTCTTCAACATATCATTGAATTAGATGGAACAGAGTCGCATAAATCAAATACAGGTGGTTTATGGTATACTCCTAACGTTAAGTTAGACTTAACAAAGAAGTCTGAAATAACTGAAGAAGACCATAAAGTTTTCGGTGATTTCTTAGATTGGGTTAAGGCTCACAATGAGGGTATTGTAGCAAAGTGGGATGAGGTTGTATCCGATAGACAGGATGACATATCGGAAGAAGATGCCGATACTGTTGATGAGTTTATAGATGTTGAATTAGAAACAAATGATAAGCAATAATCCCTTTAAAGCACATAATATTAATTACCTATCGCCTAGCAGTATAAATACCTACATAAGTGATACACCTATGTGGGTAGCTAGGTATTTGTTTGGTATTAAATCCTCAAGTGGTGCAGGTGCAGTAAGAGGAACTATTTTAGAATCTGTATTAGCTAAAAAGTATAACGATAAAAAAGCATTTGATTTTAACCTATTACAAGTAGAATTTATGAACAAATGTACAGAAGCTAATATAGACTTGGGCGATGTTAAAGTAGAAAAAGAAAGGAACTCTTTAAAAAACTTTGGTCAAGTTATTGACGAACATTTTATGTATAAAAACTTAGAAGACTATCAAGAGAAAGTTGAAGTACAATTTGAGGATATGCCTATACCTGTTTTAGGATATATAGACTTTAGATTTAAAGACAAAATTGTAGACTTAAAAACGTCAACACGAATGCCTTATAAACCAACCGAAGCACAGAATAGGCAGATGGCATTTTATTCTATGGCATATCCTAAGAGTAGTGTGGATTTATTTTTTGCAACACCGAAAGAGCATAAAAAATTTACACTTAAAAATTTATCTGCATATAAAAAGCAACTTAAAAAAGTAGCCTTTAGTATACAGAAGTTTTTGTCTATCAGTGAAGATAGACATGAGTTAGCCTCTTTAGTTTACCCAAACTTTGATTCGTGGATGTGGCATGGTAAGATGAAGGAAGAGGCAAAGAAAATATGGGAGAAGTAAATATGTCTGACATACAAAACGTAGAAGAACTAAAACGTGATATTGAAAGCATGGAAAAAGAACTTGCAGAAGCTAAAAAAACTTATCGTGAAATGAAAACGAAAGGTTTAAGGGATGCTATGGAAGCTAAGAAACTAGCAGACGAAGCAGTAAAAGAGGAGATGAAAGCTCTAGGGTATTCTTATAACAACTCAGAATATGAGTGGAGTCCTTTTTCAGGATGGAGAAGATTACTCTAGTGTCACCTCATCGTGCATTTAGAATAGCATTAAAGAATGGGTATAGGAGTGGTTTAGAACATAAACTATCTCTCTATCTTGACGAATTAAAATATAAGTATTATTATGAGTCTATAAAGATTGAATGGGAAGACTTATCATATCGCACCTATACCCCTGATTTTATATTAAATAATGGTATTATAATAGAAACTAAAGGAAGATTTATTGTCTCTGATAGAAGAAAACATCTAGCTATAAAGAAACAACATCCTCAGTTAGATATTAGATTTGTTTTTACAAACAGTAGAAATAAATTACGTAAGGGTGCAAAGTCCTCTTATGCTGAATGGTGTATAAAGCATGGCTTTAGATATTATGACAGGATTATCCCTGAAGATTGGTTAAAAGAAAAAGGTAAAAACAAACACCCTAAATTTATAAAGTTTAGTGGTATAAAAATGAAAGGAAAACGATATGCTAAATAAATATGATAATAAAGGAAACTTTTTTTTCGTGGAAGTAATACCAAACATAGATAACAAAGGTCAGTGGGATGGACAATATGAATTAGCTATACAAGCTAGAAGACAAAATATTAATGATGAAAGTTTCTATGAATTAGAACAGGTTTGTCAAATGACTTGTGCTGCTATAACCATGATGGAAGAAAACGAAGATTTTAGAGAAACAGTTTACAAGTTTTTAAATTCACCTGACTCTAGAAAAATTAAACAAAAGTCTAAGTTGCCAATTAATAAAACTAATGGTAATATTATAAATGTAGATTTTAAAAATGATGTGTAACTATGTTAAAGGAGATATATAAAAAAATGAAAGATAAAAAACAAAAGTTAGATAAAACATTAGATGAAAGACCTGTAAAATATTTATCAGGTATTGTGAAACAAGCACAACAACAGTCTGACCATGTACAAACTATGGATATGGTTAATCACCCACCACATTACACAACTAGTGACGGAGTTGAATGTATAGAAGCTATAAAAGCAGCAACAGGAGATGGCTATGAATATTATCTTCAGGGTGTTGTATTAAAATATATATGGAGATATAAACATAAGAATAATGGCTTAGAAGATTTAAAGAAAGCAGAATGGTATCTAAGCGAAATGATTGATGTTGTTGGAAATGATAAGACTTAAAATAATGATTACATTAGATGTAGATACAGAAGATTATTATGCATCATCAGATGAAAAAATAGAAGAAGATATTGAAGACCATCTTGGAGATTTAATTCATGAAATAGATGGTTGTGAATTAAAGAGTATGAAAGTATTAAAAGGAGAAAGAAGATGAATACAAATTATTTACCAACGGATTATCAAAACTTTATTGCCCTCTCTCGCTATGCAAGATGGAAAGATGACGAGCAAAGACGAGAGACTTGGGTTGAAACAGTGGATAGATACTTTACTTATTTAGAGACACACTTAAAAAATAAACATGGTTACATGATAACAAAAGCATTAAAAGAAAAATTATCCAATCATATACTTTCTTTAGGTATCATGCCTAGCATGAGAGCACTAATGACTGCAGGTGTTGCCTTAGATAGATGTCATGTTGCAGGTTATAATTGTAGTTATATTCCTGTAGACAGTCCTCGCTCTTTTGATGAGTGTATGTATATACTGATGTGTGGTACAGGTGTAGGGTTTTCCGTTGAAAGAGAAAACGTTGATAAACTTCCTGTTGTTAATGAGCATTTTGAAAAAAGCACAACAGTTATTACTGTAGCCGATAGTAGACCCGGATGGGCAAGAGCCTTGCGTGAACTGATTGCTATGTTATATGTAGGACAAGTTCCTGAATTAGATGTAACGCAAGTTAGACCTGCAGGAGCACGATTAAAAACATTTGGTGGAAGAGCATCAGGTCCTCAACCTCTTGTAGACTTATATCATTTTTGTATAAACATATTTAAAAAAGCAGCAGGTAGACAACTCTATCCTATAGAGTGCCACGATATTATGTGTAAAGTTGGTGAAGTTGTTGTTGTTGGTGGTGTAAGACGTTCTGCATTAATTAGCTTGTCTAATTTAAATGATGACCAAATGAGACATGCAAAGTCAGGTCAATGGTGGGAAAATAATACACACCGAGCCTTGTCTAATAACTCTGTTGCCTATAAAGATAAACCTGAAATGGAAACATTTATGAGAGAGTGGTTAGCTTTATATGAATCTAAGTCAGGAGAACGTGGTATCTTTAATCGTAAAGCAGCGATAAATAAAGTCAAAGAGAATGGAAGACGAAAGCATGATTACTACTTTGGTTGTAATCCCTGTAGTGAAATTATCCTTAGACCTTATCAGTTCTGTAATTTAACGGAAGTTGTCTGCAGAGAAACGGATAACTTAGAAACTTTAAAAGAGAAAGTTAGAATGGCTACAATACTTGGCACATTCCAATCTACTCTTACCGATTTTAAATATCTAAGGAAAGTATGGAAAGATAATACTGAAGAGGAACGATTGCTTGGAGTATCGTTAACAGGTATTATGGATTGTGAGTTTTTAACTCATGATGTGTTTAAGTTAAATAGAAATAACAAAGAGGAAAACTTACAGAAACTAAAACAAGTGGCTATAGATACCAATAAAAAAATAGCTAGTGATTTAGGTATCCAACAATCTACTGCTATTACTTGTGTTAAACCATCAGGAACTGTATCACAATTAGTAGATAGTGCATCAGGTATACATGCAAGACATAGCCAATATTATGTTAGAACTGTAAGAGGAGATGTTAAAGACCCACTAACACAGTTTATGAAGGATAAAGGTATACCTTGTGAACCTGATGTCATGAAACCTGATAGTGTGGTTGTGTTTAGTTTCCCTATGAAATCTCCAAGTAATTCTATTACACGAGTTCATACAGATGCAATACAACAGTTAGAAGATTGGTTATTGTTTCAAGAACATTGGTGTGAACATAAACCCTCTGTAACTGTTTCTGTTAAGGAACACGAGTGGATGGAAGTAGGAGCATGGGTTTATAAAAACTTTGATAAAGTTTCAGGTATATCTTTTTTACCTTTTAGCGAACATACTTATAAACAAGCACCTTATCAAGAGATAAATAAGGAAGAGTATGATACCTTGACAAAGACTATGCCAAGTGCTATAAATTGGAAAGATTTACAAAACTTTGAAAAAGAAGACACGACAAATGGTAGCAAAGAACTTGCCTGTACTGCTGATGTATGTGAAGTTGTTGACATTCAAGCTAGTTAAAATATTACTATGGCTACCAATAACAAGTCATTTTCTTGCCATGATATACGCAAGTATTGTAGGTAAAGAAGTGGTAGGCAATAGCATTTTAGAAGAGTTTATAGTCTTTAATGCTATTTTAATTATAACTTTAATTATAAAGGAGATTCTAAATGTTAGAACCATGCGTAGAAGACCAAAAAAAGTTTGACCTTGATTTACAATATGGAAAGGTCAGAGAGCAACTTGTTGCAGACATGTTGCAGGATAAAAAAATAGAAGTTAAAAGTGAAAGGGGAATGTGGCAGAGAACAGGTAACATAGCTATTGAATACGAGTCTTATGATAAGCCTAGTGGTATCAATGCTACTGAAGCCGATTATTGGTTTCATAATTTATGTGTAGAAGATGATGTATTTTGCACATTAGTATTTAAAGTAAAGAATCTAAAAAAACTAATTGATAATTTAGATTACAAGAAAACAGTATCAGGTGGAGACCATAATGCATCTAAAATGTATTTGTTAAACATACAAAAGTTATTTTCATCTGATGTTATTAAATCATTTAAAGGAGAGTAAGTATGCGAGAAATGTTATTAGCAGCAGCTAAATCCTACTATGTGGGGGTGATGAATAAGCACATAGCAAATGTGGAGATACTGCTAACTCGTTCTGTTGGTATTGGAGAACACCAAGACATTCAACAGTCTATAGATGTAGAGTTAGAAAAGGTGTCTATCGCACATGATAAACTAGACATGATACAAAAATATTTTGAAAGGAAGAAAGATGATGAAATACAAGACAAAGAAACGAAATCCAAATCTAAGTAAATATGATGCACCTTTACGTATTCAGTTTGAACGAGGAAGGAATGCTTTTAATGGTAAGCAATACATTAAAAATGTAAATGGTTGTAAGATTATAGCAACAGAGAATCCGTATCATTCTAATACTATGCAACATAGGGAATGGGAAAGAGGATATAACTTTGCTTATTTTAAACAGATGGAAAAAAATGAATCTAGAAGAAGAAGCAAAACAATTCATTAAAGACAGACGAAAGATGTCCGAAGATGAGATTAAAGAAATCGTTGATATGTTGCGTAAAGCAATAACGATTGTTGAACAAGCCTATAAAAAGTTAAACAAATGCAAAAGATAACACCGACACATGGTTTATCATGGTATTTAAAATGGGCAGGTTCAATACTAATTATGTCAGGGATAATTTGTAGAGCAGCAGGTGTGTTTCCAATATACGATTTAATATCATCGTGTATCGGAACTGCCTGTCTTGCTTATATGAGTTATCTTTGGCATGATAGAGCTTTGTTAACTTTAAACTCAGTAGCAAGTGCTTGTTTATTAATTGGTATATTAAGAAGTATGGTTACTTAAAATCTAGGTCTATCTAGTTTTTCTAACGCTCCTTTTACAGGCACACCCGAAACTGTTGGTCTTGTATAATACTCAAACGTTTTTGTATCAGAGTTCTTTAATTTTTCTAAAAATGAAAATGACCAAATAAACGCATCATCTTTAGCTATATTACCTGTTATGGAAGTTTCTTCATCTTCATACTTATCTCTAGTCCAACCATCATTTTTTAAATCTTTTCTATACATATAGCCTAACCATTTCTGTGTATCTTTTGGTAAATCATAAAACATAGCTCTGTGTATTCTCAATATGTCTTTTTGATTAGATGCTCTATTAGGATTTAACACTCTATCTCTAGCTTCTGTTCTAAAAACATATATTTCTTGTTTTAAGGCTATTCTTTTTTCAAAGTCTGTGGGTATGCTATTATATTCCTTACTTTTTAAATAAGAAGTTATATTTTTATCCATAAAATTTGCCATAATTCCTTTGGCTTCATTACTTAAACTTGGGTCTAATTTAATTCGTCTTGGAGAGTATTCAAAAAAATCTAAATTTAATCTTTTTAATTCTCTTTCGGCAGTATTTTTTTCTTCTTGTTCACTTAAACCTGAAAACTGTTTTAATAAAGGATTAATTATAGTTTTTCCACCTGTTCTTGTAGGGGATTCTGAAATATTAGTTCTTTGACCACCAAAACTTGTATACCCTAATAACCCATCAACGTTTGGGTCTGTAGTTTGAGGAAAAGAACGAGTAGCTTGTTTCATAAAATAACCTATTAAGCTAACGTCTGTATTATCAGGAATTTTTCTAAAATCAGGGTCTATAGCAGAAACTAAATCTTTTATAACTCCTGCACCTACAGTAGCACTATTTATAGCATCAGCTAATGTTACAACCCATGCTTCTTTATACTGGTCTTCTTTTAAATTAATCCCATTTAAACCTGCCTCTAATACACTATCTATAAATTGTAGACCTGTTCCACCTCTACCTTGACCCCCTGTAAAAGCGTATATTAAATCTCTTGAAGAGTACCCAACATCTTTCGCAATACGTGGGTTTTGTTTTATAAAAGTATCTATACTTACATCACCGATATTTAATTTAAATGTAGTATCGTCTAAATTAGGTAATACTTTATACATATAATCTGCAGCAACTGCAAAAGCAGAGAAAGGTCCTAAACTTGCTCTAGCATCATAATAACCATTACCTTTTAAAGGTCCTATGTCAGGAGAATTATATTCTAAAGCACCTGTACTTTCATCCCCATGTATACTTCTCATTTGCAAAAATGCATATAAAGTCGTAAGACCACCTAATTGTTTTCCTATTTTTTCTGCAGTATCAGCACCTATTTTATCTGTTTTATTTAAGATACCACCTACGTTTATCATACCTAATACAGGAGTGTGTTCATAAATAAATCTAAATTGATTTACTAAGTATCGTGGAAATGGTACTGCTAAAGATAAACCCGGAGTAGAAAATACTTTAATTATTGTATCAAATATAGCGTTAGCTCCACCACCTTTTCCTTTAAATTTTCCTGTTTGATAAGTAAAATCTAAGGCAGAGTCCATAGCTCGGGAAATAGCCTTATCACTTATATTTTTAAAAGAACCCCTCTGTAAAACATCCTCTAATCTTTGACCTGTTTCAGCATAAACTATTTTATCTAGTTCTCTAGAAAATATAGCACGTTTAAACATATTATCACTTTTTGTATTTAAACCATTAAACCACCTAGCAGCACCAATTAAACCACCTTCTGTTCCTGATATATTCCCAATATCTCCCATTTCTCTAAATAACTCTTTAGCTAAACTTGACTTACCAAACTTGTCATCTGTAAATAGTCTTGTTAGAGCCTGAGTTGTTACCTTTGTTGTGCCTAATCTTAAATCATCTAAAAATAAAGCCTGTACTCCATTTCTTAGTTGCATTTGACCCATTCGCACTGCTCTAATAGCTTCTTCTGCAGCTTCTTTATCAGTAGTTTTTTTTATTTTATTTATACTACCTTTTGCTACATTAAATAATCCTGCACCTAAATTATCTAAAGCATAAACGTAGTTTCTCATAAAACCATTAGTTGTGTTACGAGCAGTAGTTGCTAATTGTATAGTCATAAAACCAATACGTGCTTTATCAAGATGTTTTATTACATTACCTGTAGAACCTAAAATATCTATGCCTGATTTTTCTTTTAATTTTTTTCTAGCAACAGAAGTATCGCTTCCAATACTCATTAGTGCTTCATCTATCTCTAGTAATTCCTTCTGAAACTGCTTTTGTAATTTCTTTTTAAGTATTCCTTGTTTTCCTAAAATCCTAGCTGCACTAGAGATGTCTTCAGCATATAAATAACCCAATTCTTGCATTGTTATATTGTGGTCTTTTAATATCTTAGCTAAAGATTCTGTTGTGATGCCACCCCCAACTACACCCCTATGTATCCTAGAAGTAAAACGTTCCTGTAAATCTTCAGTGCTTCCCTTAACAACCTTTTTTCCATTCGCTAAAGAGCGAGGTTCAATAAGATGGTAGATTCTTGCACCTGCTGCAGAAATATTTTCAATGTGTTTTTCATCTAAAGTTACACCTAACCCTTTAGTTTTTACTGTAGTTGTTTCGGATACTAATCCTTCTTCTATTTCCTTTTTTAATTTTTTACCTTTTTCTAGACCTTCAGGTATAGTTTCTTCTAAAGATAATTTTTTTTTAAAATTAATAGCAGACTCAGAAATAAGTTTTGTTTCTTCTTTTGTTAAATTTTTACTTGCTCCATCAAAAACATCCGTTGTAACTTTTTTATGTGCTTCTAAAATAGCATCTTTTTCTTTTTTCAATGTTTTTTTAGCTATGTTTTCTGCACCATAGCTTAACAAAGCCTGTCGTGTTCCCGTATAAACACCAACACCACCACTAGCAACAGTACTTATTGCAGCACCTGTGCCAACATTACCCCAATCTATTTCGTCTTTACCTTCTATTGTTTCAACACGAGTTTGTTCTTGGGCAGCTATTGTTCCTGCACTAGCAGTTGCATCCACTGCAACTGAACTTGCTCCTGCTCTTAAACCACCTGATTTTAAAGCCTGTCTTATACCAAATTTAATACCTTGATTTGCAGCAATAGCACCTGCTTTACCTGCACCAAAACTAAAAATACCTGCATAAGTAGATGGTGCAGTAAACACACCCTCTAAATAATCTCCTGCAGCTTTCCATCCAAAATCAGAATCCATGTTATCAAAAGTATGCATAAGTCTACCCATACGAGCTTTTTCAATATCATTGGCTTGAGTTTGGGCATATATTAAATCTCTAGATGCAGTTATTTCATTTACATTTTGAGCACGAAAATGTTCCATAAATTCGTTGTACACAGTTTCATTATCTTGCAAATCTTTTGCTGTTAAACCACCCCTATCTATTAAAAACAAACGTGCATCATATAAAAAATCATCATTTCCTACAAGTGTTTTTTTATTTAAATTTGTCTTTTTTTGTTGATGATAAGTTGACATTACAACAATCCGTTGGCTCTAAGGGCACTATTAAGTTCCTGTAGCTTTTTACCAGTAGGGTCTAGCTTTTTAAGATTATTTTGTTGAACTATAATTTCTAAACTAGCATCTGATTTGTTTAAATTTTTAATACTATTAACGATAGAAGTTACATTAATAGACGATAGTTGGTTGGTTTGAATATTACTAGTTATACTAGGGTTTGTGTTTTTAGTATTTGACTTAATACTGCCGTCAACATTTGTAAATAATTTACTATCGGTGTCTAGTTGAATACTGCTTTTCTTAAAAAAATCATCTTTGGAAGGACTAATAATTATAGGGTTTTGATTTTTTGTTATAGCATTAGTTATAGCAAACTTAATATCAACAGAGGATATTCCCTGTTCTCTAGCATTTTGAGCAAATTTAGATAAACTTGAAGCTACTTCCATTGCATCTCTATATTGTTCTATACTATCTTCTGCAGCTTTAAAGTTATCACTGTTGTCATATGCACCATTTATATTATGTATACCAACTAGGTCTTTTATATTAGACTTATATAATGCTCTTAACTCAGAATCAGAATATTTTGATTTCTGTTGGTTTGCCCAAGTTAAATAGTTTGACTCTGCTGAAATTTTAATTTTAATTGCCTTTTGCATATTGCCTGAACTATGAAAGTTTGTAGCTACCCCCATTAATCTTTTATACTCAGTTTCAGGATTAAGCTCATACCCTGCTTCATAATCTTCTAAATCATCAATAGCTATAAGAGCTTCGGGTATGTCAGTTAAAGTAGCTTTTGTTAAATCCCCTACAACAGCATCTGTTTGTTCTAACACTGCCTTTTGTATATAGTCTTCACCACCAAACAACTTTGTAATTCCACCACCTAAACCTTTCATAGATGCTCCACTGCCCACTTTTATAGGGGGAGTATAAAAAGTAGCAAGTTGGTCAACAGTAATACTAGGACCTGTTCTCTGCTGTAAAGAAAATAAGTCGGCTACTTTTTTACCACCTTTTAATTGTTTTCCATATAAATCGGTTAATAGAGCTTTCCCTGCATCATATCCATACTTTTCTAATATAAATTGAGCATTATCTGTTCCACCTGCATACTTAGATAATTGTTTTATTTCTCTTTTATATCCATCAAACTCTTTTCTAAAACGAGCTTCTTCAGTCTCTGCACGAGCTATTCGTTTTTCTGCAAGTTTAGATTTTAATTGATTGTCACTTTCCAAATATTTTTTAATTGATTCGTCTGCACTTCTTGCTATGCCTGTTGCTAATCCTGTAAGAAAACTCATTGCTCTCTCCTTGCCATTAATCCTTTAGGTTCTTCTTCTTGAGAAATATTTTCTATACTCACATCTTCTGTTATAACATCTTCATTTTCATCGGTATCTTTCATCTCTTCTTTTAACTCAAATATAGCTCTCTCTATCATTGTTGAATTAGGACTATCAAGTTTTTCATTTTTAAGACCTGAATCATACTTAACATTATTTTTATCTCCAATTAATTGCATCATTTCTATTAATACAGGCATAACTAATATTCCTGTATCAACACTGTGCTTTCCTTCCATAACACCCGATAATTGTATAGTATTAGCCAAAGTAGTTAAAGGTATATTTAATTTCATTACATGAACAAGAGACTTCTCAAAATCTTCTGATGCCATTCTAGTAATATAATAATCTATAACCTCATCCATATTTGTAAACTGTGCAGGTTGTTGCCAAGGTCTAGCACCAACTTCATGTGTTAATGACATACCCGGAGTGGGAGCATCAAAGCGTGGTTCAATCTTTTCCATTTAATTCGTTCCTAGTATTATTTAACAAATCAAAACTTCTTTTAACAATCATAAGTGGCATATCATCTTTACTTTGTTTTTTTCTCATAAAGTTCTTTACAGGTGCAAGTAACCCCTTGCCTTTTGGAGTAGATGTTTCTGTATCTACGTCTAATGCTCTAATAGCGTGATATGTATTTTTACCATAATTATTTATCATATTACTTTATCCATAAATTGTTTTAACAGAGTTTTTACAATAGGTTTATTTTTAATAAATTTAGCAAACGACTCACCATATTTTTTATATAACCAATATAACCATTTTGGGGAATCAGACAACATCCAATATCTAAATTTTACCCATCTTAAATCTGATGGACCATAAACTTCTCTAGCTACCCAACAAAACTGTATAGCTGCTGCTCCAAGTGTTCCTATTAAACTACCTATAGCAGTTCCTGCACCTGTTGAAGATGCTCTTTTAGAAGCTGCGTCTTGTTGGTCTGCATTTAATTGTGCTTCTGCTAAAGTAGATATTCTATCTAATTCATTTTCTGCAGATGTCCATGCCCACTCCATTGTATCAGCATAGTAAGTCCACAAGTTATCATACGCAGTTTTTGATATATCTAAAACAGCATTAGCATTTAATTCATTAGCACGATTAACTGCTGTCGTATCGGCAGTGGCTATTTGTCTTCTCCATTGGGCATTACTTTGAGATATAACTAATTGATTTTGAGCGTTGAATTGGTCTCTCTGATTATTAAGTTCTGCATTAAATCTTTCTACAGTATTAGCTTGACCTGCATTAAACTGTGATTGGGCATTTGCCTGTGTAGAATTAAACTGTGCAACCTGTGTTCCAAGATTAGCAAAGAATTGGTCAACTTGATTTTGTGATGTAGCATTAAATTGTCTTGATGCATTAGTGGCAGCTTGGTCTGTAAACAAGGCTTGTGTTCTCTGTTGTGCTTTAAACAGTTCTGATTGTTGTTGATTAGAGAGATTAGCCATATTCATTTGCAAAAAGTTTTGAGCATTTTGCACTGCAGACTGTTGTCTTGCATTTAAATTAGCAGTATCTAAATTTGCTAATGCCGATGCCTCTGCCATTGTTAAGGCTTGTCTATTAGACAAGTTAGTTAAATTTATAGTATTTGCAGCACGAGAGTTTTCTAAAGCTACCTGTTGTTCGGCAGTAAAGTTTTTGTTTGCTACATCTGATATTCGTGCAGCATTCTGCACCCTTGCTTGAAATTCTTGGTTAAATTCTTGCCCTATAAAAGTCGCTCTTTGTTGAGCAGCTAACATAGCACGTTGTTGTCTATTAGATAAGTTTTGTAATTCAAATGTTCTAATTGTATTAGCATCAGCTTGTGCAATAGGTAAAGCTGATTCCATTGCTGCCTGAACTAATGCCTGTCCTGCAATACTTGATGCACCCAAACCTCTTTGTTGCATAACTGCTTGGACACCTCTGATTGCTCCTGCTGCCCATGAAGGTGGGTTCGTTGCATCAAAATTAGCAGTTAAACTTGCAAGTTGTCCTTGAACAGTAGCTTGGTCACTAGCAGTTGTTGTGGCTGCTTGAATTTGTTCAGTAAACTTAGATGCCTTGTCTGCATTAGCCACTGAGTCTATAAGTTCACCTGCCTGTATTTGTCTCTGCACGGGATTTGTCATCAATACTGCGTTACCTTGTGCCGATGTTAAATTACCTACACTTGATGCAGTCTGTTGAGCAGCGAGAACTTGTGAACGTGGGTCTGTTGGGTCTGTTTGAGCAGCTTGAAGAGTATCTAAAGAAGTGTTAACTTGTTCAGCTACACTTTGAGAATCCATGAGATTGGCTTGTTGAACAGTTGGTTGTGTAGCCATTGTTGTTTGAGCCATAGTAGTTGGAACAGAAACAGTTCCTGATACTTGCCCTGCACTTGGTACTATCATCTGCTCTTGAGCAATAGGCACACCAACAGGAGTTGTTGTAGCACCTTGAGGTAATGCAGGTGTAGATAGTCTATCTGCTGTAACATCACCTATAGTTTTTTGGTTAGGGTCAGGAGTATCTGTTGTTGGAGTATCTCCCCCCTCTTGCATTTTTACAACACCACCTCTAGCCATTTGTTGTGCAGCTTCTTCATAAACTACCATTTGCCTTTTCTTTTCAGGGTTCTGCTCTAGGAAGTTATCAAAATCTTCCATAGAACCTTTGTATCCAAGTCTACCTGCAATCTTTTGCATTGCCTGTGGTTTAAAACCTGTAAATATTGCCACTATTTAGCTCCAATTAATATCTTATCTAATTTATCTTCTAGTCTTTTGATTGCATCCATAAGATTATGCATATCATCTTTCACATCATCTTTACGTGCATAATCTTCACGTGTCTTATTCAATAATATTTGTATGCGTTTTACTTCTTGGAACATCTTATTAAATGCCCAACCAAATGGTACAACAACCATTGTTAAGATAATATTCCAAAATAACATTGCATCAATTTCCATTACGCTAAATCTCCAAATACTGCATGATAATTGTCTCTATCTAAATCTTCAAAATTATTACCTGTGTCAACCCAAGCATGATGAACTCTGTATAAGGTGGTTGTAGTTGCATCACTAGCTACATTAGCATTTGCTACTGGATGAGTGCTAACTGTTGATTCAACTGTATTTAATATAGCATAAGTTGCATTATTCATATTGTTGGCAATAGTAAAACTATAATCCCCTGTTCCATTATCTGTACCACTTGTCATATTAAATGAGTCTGTTAATACTGCTGCTTCTGTTGCAAAACACCAAACTTTTGCTAACCCTTGTTGCAGATTAGTTGTAGCTGTGCCACCTTCGGAGTTCATCGTTACGGATGTTGCACTTGGGAACTTTGCTAAAT